CGCCGCAATCCACGCTAGATGGAACATTATACTACACGGGGACTTTACTCACCGGAGCCGCCGCAGCCATCCACTTGTAGTATCCGAGCATAACCGGGGTCGTAATCAGTCCAGAGTATGGGATCAGAATGGCAAGTCCTGTCAGAATATAGGCTGTCATAAGCTTTCCCTCAAGCACAAAGATACGGTACGGCGCTGCGATACTGAACACCCAGAGCAAGGTTAGGGACATCGAAATCAGAATCTTGATAATCCCCCACAGCAGTGTTGACGTGCCTCCTGAAAAGGTTTCAGGCATAGTAACCTTAGGCTTGTCTCCAATCTGTACCTTCTGGCCATCAGGAACGGCAAGGACCTTTTCCATTCCATTGTCATCAATGATTGTCAAGGTAAGACGACGACCGGTAATGATATTTGCAGAGGACTGTGCTTCTGCCGTCTTCTTCTGAAGGAACTGTGTTTCCAACTGGTTTGTCTGGAACTCAATGCACTTTGTATCGGCAGCGTTGTTATTGCACGCAGAAATAGCCTGAGACTTTATGGTCTGGTTATCATTGTCATCAAGCGTGACTGTCTTAGAGCCAAAGATGTCAAACACCGGAACAATGGTATTGTCTGCCACAAAATCGAGGTATCCTGACTTTGCCTTATCAACCATTGATTGAGTGACGTCCGTAGAGGAACGTTCGTCTCCCCATGTGGCACTTTTGATTGTGAAGCCCATTGTTAGTTAGCGAACACGAAATTCGCGAGACCGCTTACGATTCGCAAGAAGTTGATGGACTCTACGTAGACGCCCAGATTATACGTGTACGCAAAGATGACATTGTCTCCGTTCGTGTTGCGAACGACGCTCACAATGCTATCAGGAGGATACAGGAGAAGCCCAGTCTTAGGATCCCTCAGAAGCAGTTGAGCAGCCGTGACAACAACAGGATTCGGGCTAAACACAGTTGACTTCAGAACGCAGACAGTTGACTGAGAGGCTACTCCTTGTGCCGTAGGCAGAGGCTGTTGAAGGCCAAGACGCAACACAACCTTGTTGAACATGCTTCCGTTGATGGCTCCGCTTGGCTGATACAGGTCATTGTTCAGGGCAAATGAGTACATATACACTCCAGGAATCACGGGCGAATCACCAGTTGTATGCTTGTACATCTGAACAAGGGAGAAGTACCCACCAGGCTTAAAAGAAAAGCGCTCCTTGCCGTCCAACAGGATCTGGCCGTTCACGATCGGATCACGAGGGTACACGGACGTAATCTGCTGTTGACCGCTTGAATACATGAACGTCTGCGTCTCGCTCGAGTTTGTGATCGTCGAGAATGCATCGTTTGTAGTGCCCTGTGAGGTAAACGGAGCTACCTTAGGATTGTCCCAGTTCGTGTAGTTGTCCCAGTCGTTTGAAAGGATCTTGTCTGAGCGTTGCGTTGACCACACGATACGAGTGACCAGGTTGAAGAAGGGAATCTCAATATCAGAGTTGCCTCCGTACTGACCCGGGTTGTTAACAAAGGTCACGGTCTTGACCAAGAACGTCTGATCAGCCGTAGCTAGCTGGGCCATCTCCATCTCCGTTAGGTAGATGAAGTTTCCCTCAAGGTACGGGTCAGGGAAGAACGTAGTTAGCGCCGGGTTGCTCAAGGTCCCATTCGCAAGAGGAGGCGAAAGGAAGCGACTAATTCCATTCGTTGTGCGAATACGCTGTCCATACGTGGTGCTCGTCGAGTCAACATCGATGACTGTAAACAGCTGGTTAAGAGGCCTGAACGTGACATTGATAAACACGTCAGAGTTCTGCATAGACACCAGAGGAAGGGCCATTCCAGGGTTCTCAGCAAACCAGAAGTGAAGAGGGATGATCAGCTGACGAGATCGGATCGAAGGCTCGGGAACCTTCGTGTTCGGGATTCCGCCGGGCTGGTTCAGAGGTGCCACTGCATGAGGGTACTGTCCGAGACGGCCGTACGCATTTGCAGGGTCCTTGAGCTCAGGAATATTACCAACCATCTGATCCACAATGGCCCTCTTGTTAGGGTCGTGCGTCAGGTAGGAATAGAACTTGAGCCACTCTCCGGTCAGCCTCTGAAGGACAACGCCGTTCGCAGTGATCTCGACATGATCAATCAGGTTGTACCCGATGTTATCGATCCACTTGAACTCGTAGCCAATCGAGTTAGACCTCTGATCGTATCCAGTGGGTGGCAACGTGTTGTATCCAAGGTACTTGAGAGGCGACCAGATATCAGGAAGCGTGATAAACAGGTAGGTATCGTGAAGCAACTGCGCATAGCGATCAATACGACAAGAGATCGTGCGAAGATCTGTAAGAGAAAACTCGAGGTTTGAGCTAGTAAAGGTCATTCGGATTGATTCCATGGCGAAATTCGTATGACGCCGATAAACAGCGCGAAAATGCGTCATGGATGGGCTTCCAGTGACAAGTTCATTCTGTGCTCCAACTGCCACCAATTGTAGCAAGGCACCCGGCATTATTAGTATCTAGGAAGAAGGGTTTAGACCAGATATGTCGTAGAGGCCGTGTTTGATGGGACACAGCATGAAGATGTATAGGTTGCTCCCAGAGTAGCAGGGCCAAGCGTGTTGATGCCAACACCGCCGACAAAGCGAGTGTACTGCTGAGACTTATTGGCAAGTACGCCAATGTACTGAGTGTTGGTCCGGCGCTTCTGCGGAGGCGGAGCTGTAGCCAGTGATGCAGCGATGATCTGGCGCTTCTTTTGTGTGACATAGTCCTGCATGCTATTAACCTGCATTTGTGATTTATACGGGAAAAGAGTATGACAGTAAATGAGGTTCGTTCTCGTGAGCACTCATGTTGATCAGACGACGGGGTATTCGAAGGTGGTCTTTAATCTTCTCAAGCAACTGAGCACACTCGCTCCTAAGGTCAAGACGTATCACTTTGGGTTCCAGCGCCATCCTTCCCGAAGCAGTATGCGCAAGGTTCCTGACGGCATAATCTCGTACGATGCGGCCGCTAACGAGGACCCGAAGGAGGAGGGTTTCGGGTTTAACAAGATCCACGAGTACCTGGAGATGGTGAACCCAGATATCGTGATGATCTATAATGACCCGCTCATCATTCACAAGTTCATCGAGTCCATGAAGTTCAAGAAGGATGAGTCTCCGTACAAGCTGTGGCTTTACGTGGATCAGGTCTACCAGGGAATTGCCCCTCCTCTGATTGAGACCATGAACAAGAACGCACACCGTATCTACTGCTTTACTCAGTACTGGGCCGATGTGTATTCGAAGTATGGATCCTTCCCCGACATTCGTGTTCTGGAGCATGCAGTGGATGCGAGCTTCTTTTCGAAGCTTAGCAGTCCAGTCCGGTCTACAATCCGAAGCTCGATGAACCTCTCAAATGAGGCGGTCTTGTTTTTGAACGTGAACCGCAACACTCAGCGCAAGCGTCATGATCTTGGCGTCATGGGCTTTGTTGAGCTTATTCGTCGCTTCCCTCTGAAGCCGTATTACATGATGGTTGTGACCTCAATGAATGCACAGCAGGGTGCCTATTATGACGTGGCCCGTATCTACCACACAGAGCTGGCTCGTGTTGGGCTTGACGTGAAGGACTGGTCTAACCGCCTTCTGCTCGTTGATACATCGGCGAAGCAGGTTCCTGATTCCTCGATTAACGAGCTCTACAATGCGGCGGACGTCGGCATCAATGTTTCTGATGGCGAGGGGTTCGGCCTGTGCCAGATTGAGCACCTCTTCACGGGAGCCCCTCAGATCGTGACTGATATTGGTACGTACCGCGCGTTCATGGATGAGACTGTCTGTTCCTTTGTCCCTCCTCTTGATCGCAACTATTTCCCTGGCACGATGCCTCTTGGACTGTGGGCACCTACGTTTGACTACAGGCGCCTGGCTGATGCAATGGAGAAGACCATCGAGGTCCTTCCCAAGATGAAGGAGTCTGCTGATAAGTTTTCGTTCAAGACCTGGGACGAGGTCTGTGCTCAGTGGATTGAGGATGTCAAGCGTGAGGCCTAAAGCAAGAACTTGATTGACGTGGGAGACACTAGTTCTCCCATACGAAGAAGGCGCTGGTTATCATCCCAGGCAGGGCCATCAAAGATTTCCTTCGAGTCTGGATCCAGAATCAGAGAGACGCCCTTGACCAGGATCTTTTGCAGACGACGGTGTTTCCTGGACACGTTGCGCAGAACCGTGGAATCTAGTTCTTCGTTCTTTATGTTTGGGCGAAAGGCCAGATCTTCGCCCGTCGTAGATGAATCAAAACGCATGCAGGAAACAACAGGACGCTCTTTCGAGTGTAGCTTACGATGAATCTCGCAATCAACTGCTGACTCCTTCAACAACAATGAAATACGCTGACCAATGCGTTCCTTTTCGAAAGCCGTTTCGTAAAGGTACTCATCTGTAGACATGAACGTCTCTACCGGCTCTCCTTCATACCGTTTCATAACCATGTCATTGCGCCGAATGGGCGTTATGTTAGGGCCCTCCTGTGTCTTCTTCTGGTCCTCAGAAAACACGGAGATGTAAAAGCTCACCTTCACCGTCCTTTCCTCCATAGGAAGCGTAGCGTGAGAGCAGATACGAATTGCACGACCAATAACCTGGTCATGACGAGCAGGAGTCCAGTGTGGCTCCATGATGTGAACATGCCGAACATTGCTCAACGTGATGCCCTCAGCTCCTGAAGCTGAAGCCATGAGCAACTGCAGGATCT